AGTTACCCAAGCCACCACATGGTCCATGGACACATGGGGTGAGTATTTAATTGCCTGCTCCAATGCCGATGGCAAGATTTACGAGTGGCAATTGGGTTTCACAACACCGACACTGGCCGCAGCCATTGCCAATGCACCAGTCAACAATAAGGCTGTTTTAGTTACTGCCGAGCGCATTATGTTTGCCCTTGGCGCTGGTGGAAACCCAAGAAAAGTACAGTGGTGCGACCAAGAGAACAATACTCTATGGACACCAGCTGGCGACAATCTGGCAGGCGACTATGAGCTGGCAACGCCTGGCACACTGCTCGCTGGCAAGCGCGTCAAGGGTGTAAACCTACTATTTACAGATGTGGATGTCCACGCGGCTTCATACGTTGGCGCGCCATTTGTTTATGGCTTTGAGAAGGCCGGATCAGGCTGCGGCCTGATTTCAGCCCAGTCTGTAGCGGCCATTGATACGGCAGCCATTTGGATGTCACGCGCAGGCTTTTGGATTTATGACGGCTACGTCAAGCCACTGCCAAGTGATGTGTCGGATTATGTCTTTGGCAATATGAACTTTAACCAGGCATCCAAGGTCTATGCTGTCCACAATAGCAAATTTGGTGAAATCTGGTGGTATTACCCAAGCAGTGGCAGTAATGAAAACGACTCTTATGTCACTTTCAATTACAGAGAAAACCACTGGAACATAGGCACATTGGCCCGTACTGCTGGCACTGATTCTGGGGTGTTTGTCAACCCGTTGATGGTTTCAACTGACGGCTTTATCTATGAGCATGAGGTGGGTTTTGCTTATGACAGCGCCAGCCTTTATGCTGAGTCTGGTCCAGTCCAATTGGGCAATGGCGACAACATCATGTCGGTGCGCCAAGTTGTCCCAGACGAGCAGACCTTGGGTGAGGCGGTGGTTTCATTTAAAACCCGAAATTACCCGACAGGCACACAATCCACATTTGGGCCATACACGGCAGCCAATCCGACTTCAGTCAGGTTCTCAGGCCGCCAAGTCAACATGAGGGTGACTGGCAACACTTTGGCTGATTGGCGGGTTGGCGTGATGAGGCTTGATGCTGTGCCAGCTGGAAAGCGATGAGCGACCAAGAACAACTGGAGAGGTTGCGCCACCATGTGGAGGCGGCATTAGAATACTCTGGAGGCACACATAATTTTGACGATGTCGCTGAGATGGTTGAGGATCACAGATTACAGTTGTGGCCAGCCAAGGACTCGGTGGTATTGACGGAGATCATTGTCTACCCACGACTGAAGTGTTTGCATTACTTCTTGGCTGGTGGCGACCTAGATGAACTCTCAAGGATGAGACCATTGATCGAATCCTGGGGCAAATCAGTTGGTTGCACCAGGGTGACTTTGGCAGGCCGTAGAGGCTGGTCAAAGACATTTTTAAAAGATGAGGGTTACAGTCCACAATGGTCTGTAATGGCAAAGGAACTTTAGGGGATAAATATGGCATCAGAAGCACTCAATTGGGCATTGTCTAATGGCATGACCCAAGCCGAATTTGATAAAAACATTTTCAACGCTGTAGTTGACGCGCAGAAGTCTGGGACCAGCAATGCCATGTTGCGCATTGAGATGGACCGACTTGGCATTACATCAGAGGATGTGGCCCGTGCGACTGGTGTTGCAGCGCAAGGTGTGCAAACGCAATATACGGCAGCAGTGCCAAAGACTAATGCTGAATTGGTTGCGGCAGCGGCAGCGGCCAATGAACTTGCAGCGCGTACAGCCAGAGACACAACGGCCAGTAAGGCCTTGATCGATGCTAGAAATTTGGCGGCTACTACAGCCGCAGCAAATTTGGCTGCTAGCACAGGGACTGGCACAGGGACTGGCACTGGCACTGGGACTGTCACAGGTGGTTTAACTGATGCCCAGAAATTAGCAATTTCTACAGCAGAACAGGCTTTAATTCGCAGACAAAACGAAGCGGCTTTGGCTTTGCAACAACGCAATGCAACGGCAGCAGCTGCCGAAGCGGCCCGTTTGGCTGCATTACGAGCTGGCACAACCACAGGCACAACCACAGGCACAACGACTGGCACTGGCCTGCTTGGCCCAACTGGCAACATGAGCATCACTGGCACAACCCCATTTGCCAATGCCACCCAAGGCTTTGACCAGAACTTTAGAAATTACACATCCATTCCAATTGGTTCTCAATACAACCCCAATGTGGTTGGCGGTACTGGCTCGCCATACTCTCAGATCATGGCCCAGATGAAGCCTGTGGGCAATCCATACGCCAATGTGGTGGCAGGCCAAGCAATGGGTGGCTATAACCCTGGTCTTTATGACCAGATCGCTGCGGCCAATTTGGCTAATACAGCAACAACACAAGAGGCTGCCAGATTGGCAGCAGCAACGCAAACAGGACTTGAGCAAAGCAGCACTGGTGGCATGGCCCAAGGCGGCATGGTCGATGGTGGCCTCATGTTTGGCATGAACCCCCCTGGTCCAGATGATGGCGCTGTCAACCTTGACATGGGTGAGTATGTGATCAAGAAATCTTCAGTCGATAAGTATGGCCGTGGACTCTTGGACATGATCAATGAAGGCAAAGTGCCTGCCAAGAAAATGAAATCTTTACTGGGATAAGGTGGCAATATGTCTAAAGGTGGAACAACTACATCAACAAGCTCCATTGATCCACAGATCAAAGAAGCATTCTTGGCCAACTTTCAGCAGGCCCAAGGGGTCGCTGGCGCTTTGCCGACTCAGCAGTTTGCTGGCTACAACCCTTTGTATCAGGCAGGCGAGGAAGCTCTGGTCAACACGGGCCTCGCTGGCCCAGGCATCAGTGGCACTGACTTGGCCGCGCAAATGGCGGCTTATGGCGGTGTTTATCAGCCTGGTCAGATTAAAGCGGAGCAGGCTAATTTAGGTCTTGGAAAAGGACCAGGCACTATTGGTTCTTACATGAATCCATATACAGAGAAAGTCAAAGACGCTGCACTGGCAGACCTTGAAGCAGCGCGTCTGACTGCTATTGGCCAATTGGGTGATCGCGCAACGGCTGCCCGTGCATTTGGTGGATCACGCCAAGGTGTGGCAGAAAGCCTGACCAATGCTGGCTTTGCCAAGCAGGCGGCAAATCTTGGCACAACTTTGAACGAAGCGGCATTCAATCAGGCAGTGGCTTTGCAGCAGGCAGACATTGGCCGCAGATCAGCAGCCGACATTGCCAATCAGCAAGCAGGCTTGCAAGGTGCGCAATTGAGGTTAGGCGGTGCAAGCCAGCTAGGCAATTTGGCTGCACAGCAACAAGCATTGCGTCTTGGTGGCGCTCAAGCTGTCATGGGTGCTGGTGGTGCGCGTCAGGCTTTGGACCAGCAACAAATGGATGCGATCCGAAATATTGGCCTCCAGCGTCTGGGTGTGGTCCAGTCTTCATTGGGTGCGCAGCCTGCCAATCTTGGCATGGTGGCGACAACTCCATACAGCCAGAATGTCGGTGCTGGCCTATTAGGCGGTGCATTGGGGGGTTCGACTTTGGCGGGAATGCTGCCAGCAGGAACACTTAGTGCAGGCACTGGTGCTTTGCTTGGTGCAGCGGCCAGCTTTATCTAACATGAGACAAAACCCAACCCCAGAGCCACAACGCTACGCTGACGCGCAGCTCATGGCTTTGCTTGATCCCTCAAGCAAGCGTGACACCATCCTGATCACGCCTGGATCACCAATGCCGTCTCGCATCCCTGATGGGCTGACAGTGGCTGAGACAAGCCGCGGCATTGTGATCACCAGTGACCCTGCAAAGGTCAAGATCATTGACCAAGGGTCTGAGAAAGATGTTGGCATGGCGCTCTTTGGCTATGCGCATGATCAGGCCAAGGGCTTTGATAATGTGGCGGTGGCCATGGATAGAAGCGGCATTCCGGTGGCAGAACTGGCCATCAAGCCTGGTCAAGAAAGACGGGCCATGAGGGCAGCGTCTTTGCTTGCACCAGATACAGGATCAACTAACATGATGAGCAGAGGCGATGTGGTTAACACCCGTCTCAGAGGTTTATTGGATTAAGGTGGAAATATGGCTAATGAATTTGATTTTGCAAGTCTAGGCAATATGTTTGGTGGTGGCGGTGTGCCAACGGGTCTTGATGCATTGCTGACAGAAGACCAGCGCAAACTGCTTGGCCGTAATGCTGCACTGTCAGCAGCTGGCGCATTGCTTCAAGCCAGTGGCCGAAGCGCAGTGCCAATCAGTATGGGCCAAGCACTTGGATCAGCCTTGCAGGCTGGCCAGCAAGGTTACCAGCAAGCCCGTGCGGGCTCTTTTCAAGATTTGCTTTTGGGTGCAAAACTTAAAGAAATGCAAGCAGAAACTGCTGGCAATGAGTCTTTTAGAAGGCTTTTAAGTGGCGCTCCATCTCCAGTGGCTGCCGCTGGTGCAGCGCAGCCAATGCCAACTGGTCCGGCTGTTCCAACTGCCGAGCAAGAAATGGCAGCGCCAGCTCCAGTGCAAGCAGACCCACTCGCATTTCTAAGCCCAATTCAGCGCGCTTTGATCTCTAATATGCCACGCAAAGAAGGTTTGCCAGAAGTATTAAAGATTGCACAATCACAAGCTGAATTTGGCGCTCCAACGCCTGTGGTGATGAATGGCAAAACAGTCATGTTGCAGTACAACAAGATGGGTCAGTCAAGAGTCGCTCAAGGTGCAGCACCATATGAGGCTCAGTCTCCTGACATTCGCGCTGTTGAGTACATCAGTGGCACGCCATTGGCTGGAACTGGTGCGGCAGGCATTCGTGATGTGGGCCAGTATCGTCAGCAGATTGCGCCAAGGACACAAGTGACTGTGCCAGTGGATATGACTGGTGGCCAAAAAGGCTTTGAAAATGAAATGAAGTTGGCCAGTGCATTTAAGCAAGAGCCAATTTACAAAGACTACAGCGACATGAAGTCTGCATTTGGTCAGGTGGTTTCATCTTTAAGCCAAGGCACACCAATTGGTGATGTGGCTGGTGCAACCAAAGTGATGAAATTGCTCGATCCAGGCTCTGTGGTGCGCGAGTCTGAGCTTGGCATTGCCATGGCGGCCTCTGGCCGCATGGACCGATTGAATAACTATTTCAGCAACATGATGACTGGCCAAAAGCTCACGCCAACACAACGCGAAGACTTCAAGGCTTTGTCAAATGAACTATATGCAGCAGCTGGTGACGCATATAACAAGAAGCGCCAAGAATTCCAAGGGTTTGGTCAAGCCTACGGCTTTAAAAATCTTGATGCAGCTCTTGGCGCTCCAGCCACTATTCCCTCATTGATGCGAACTGCGCCAAGTGGTGGTGGTGGCGGTGCAACGAGACCATCCCTTGGTAATATCTTTGGCATACCAGGAGGCTGATCATGGATGGCATTAAAGAAAAAATCAAAGAAGCTCAAAAGGCTGGTTACAAGGATGACCAAATCATCCAATTCTTGGCCCAATTGCCAGATGTCGGACCACAAGTCACAGCAGCGCTTGAGAATCAATACAAGCCAGATGAAATCCTAAAATTCTTGGGCCAGTCTCCGGCCTATCGAGAAGGCACAGAACTGCCAGAAACTTTTCGCGGATTTGTCAGCGCCATGCAAGGCCCGACATTCAACGCATTCCCCAGAATTGTGGGTGCAGTTGGCGCTCCATTTGCAGCGCTTGAGCAAGGCATTCCACTGTCTGAAGCCTACGCGCAGGGCCGTGACATCATGCGCGGTGCTGCTGAGTCTTATGAGCAAGAATCCCCATACAAAGCAGCCGGTGGCCAAATGGTGGCCAGTTTGCCCGTGGTGCTTGGCGGCTTGACTAGCACTGCTGTAAGAAATATTGGTGGCGCTACGCTGCCTGCAATTGAAGCTGTCGCACCAAAGGTCGCACCAGCAATTCAAGCGGCAGGCAGATACATGACTGCCGCGCCCGGTGCTGGCCAAGTCATGGGTTTAGGTCAGCGCATGGCCCAAGCCGGTGGCTCTGGTGCTGGCTATGGATTTGTCAGCGGCCTTGGCGGCTCTTACGAAGAAGACGCGCTAGATATGCTTAAAGAGGCAGGCAAAAGCGCATTGATCAGTGGCGGCCTTGGTGTTACCACACAACCAGTGATGAGCGTGCTTGGCGCAGTTGGCCGTCAGGGCATGGCGCGTATATCGCCCACAGCTGCTGGCACATACGCCCAGCAAAAGGTGGCAGAGGCATTGATTCGTGATGTGCCAGAGCCATTAACAGGGGCAAGCGCATTGACCAGAGCGCAGTCCAGACTTTTGAAATTAGGCCCAGAGGCTCGCATTGCCGATGTGGGTGACAAGTCAACGCGAAACTTGCTTGATGTGCAGGCCACATTACCTGGCACAACGGCAACTGCTGTGGAGCGCGCCATTCGTGAGCGCCAAGTTGGCCGTGCTGGCCGGTTGATGGAAGCGTCTGACGAAACCCTTGGTACTCAAGGCGCTCAGTTTACGCAAAGCATTGAAAACTTTGCAAATAAGCGCTATCAAGAATCACGCCCTTACTATGCTGTGGTTGATGCTGCCAATTTATCTGTCAATAACAACTTGATCAATTTGCTTAAAAAATCAGGCAATATGCAGCGCGATGCTGAAAACCTTTACAGAAAGCAAACCGGTCTAGACATTGATCTGTCAGCCTTAAAGTATGGCGAGCAAGTGCCAATGAATGTTTTGGATACTCTGAAGCAAACTTTGTATGACTCAGCGCAAGCCTTAAGAAGAACAGGCAATAACAATGACGCATTGGCAACTGACAAAATTCGTGTTGATTTGACAGATTTGCTTGTCAATAAATCACCCAAGATTGGTGGCCAGTCTGCTTATGGTTTAGCCATGAAAACCTATGCCGGACCATCACAAATGATGGATGCGGCAGATGTTGGCCGAATGGTTATGAAAGGCGACATTTTGGATGTGCAGCAAGCTACTAAAGGCATGAGCCAGTCTGAGCTTGAAGCATACAGAATTGGCGTATTGCAGGCTTTGCGTCAGCAGACTGGCACAGAAGCTGGCCAGACATCATTGCTCAAATTCTATAAAGAGCCAGCCACGCAAGACAGATTGAAGGCTGCATTTGGCAATGACTACAAAGCGTTTTCTGCTGCTGTATTAAGAGAAGGCCAACTTAAGAAAATGGAGTCGGCTGGCCGTGGATCACAAACTGCTGCCAGATTGGCTGGAGCTGGTGATCTGGATGTCGCACCATTGGCTCAGACAGCCAGTGCAGCGGCTTCTGGAAGCCCAATGGCCATTGTCACAGCAGCCACTAATTTGGCCCGTCAGACTCAGACCCCAGAGGCCGTGCGAAATGAAATTGGAAAGATTTTGCTTTCGCGTGATCCACAGCA